AAGTTTACATTTACTGGTTGACCACTTCCCATTTGATTATTTGGAACTATTTTTCCAGAACCACTAGGTACAAACATCTCTGGCCCTTTTTCTCCAACCATATAAGGTTGACCTTTATTAACTGCACCACCTCCAGCTTTTCCTGTAATACCTAATGCATCTCCGATAAAAGTTCCTGCACCAAAACCAAAAAATCCTGCCGCTTTTTGTAATGCAATTAAAATTGCCTGTTTTGCAATTATTCTTGATAAATCTATAATTACTGATCTAGCAAAATCTTGAAAAGCAAATTTACCTGTGACAAGTGCATTTGCTAAAGTATCTGCAAAAGAATCAAATGCTCTTTTACCAGCTTCATTAAATTGTTCTAATGCTGTTCCCTGTGCATTCATTTGTTCTATAAAACCATCTGTAAATGATGTTAATGCTGTTTCTTGTTTACTCATTATTTCATCATTTATTCTGCCTCTTATAAGCATAGCCTTAGTATATTTTTCTAATCGTGCATCTTCTTCTTCTTTGTTAATTCTTATAAATTTTCTTTCCATTCTATATCTTTTAGACATAGCTATAGTGTACTTATCATAATAAGATTGTGTTTCAGCTAACATTTCATCTTGAATTTTTTTAACGTTTTCAGCAGTTTCTTGTTTTTCTAAAGTTTCTTTTTCTTTTAATTCATGAAATAATTTTACATCTTCTTTTCTTCTTTTTTCTAAATGCTTTTCTATTTCGTTATTTTTTTTAATTTGATTTTTTATTTCATTTCTTGCAATTTCGTCTGTTACAGATTGCACGCTATCTTTCATTTGCGCATAAGCTTTTGAATTTTCTTTTAATAATAATACACCTTTTAATTGTTCTAATCTGATTATTTCTTCTTGTGCGAATTTATAATTAGCTAATTCTTCTTTATTTAATCTTTTACTTTGCCCTGTTTTTTCTTCTTGAGTTTTTTTATATTCTTCAAATGCTTCAATAGTTGATTTATGCATATTGACTATATCTTCTAATTCTTTAACTGTTGTTGGCTCAGATGGTGTTAATAGTTCACCTTTAAATTCTCTAAATTTATCAATAAGTAAACCTAATGATCCAGTAAATATTGCAATAGAACCAAAAATAATATTGGCTTTTACTGCTGTGTTAAAAGCTTTCATGCCTGTCGTAAGAGTAATTAATGCAGTAGTAATATTTGTAAATGTTGAAGCTAATTTAAATGCAATAATAGAAGAAAATCCAGCAACGACTAAATCAATATTATCTTTTAAAACTTTAAATCCATCGGCTATAGTTGATACTGCTAAAGCTAAACCTTTCCCTATTTTTTCTGCAAAAGCATCTATACTTTCTGTATTATCTTCTAAAAATTGATTTAGGTCTCCAAATTGTTTTTTTAATTCTGGAAAGAAACCAGCTTCTAAAATTGTTTTCTTAAATGAAAAGAATTTATCACCAATCATTGAAAGAGTACCTTCAAATGTTTTAGCTAGTTCATCAGTTGCCCCACCAAATTGACCACCTTTACCAAATACTCGTTGAAATGCTTCTGCTGTTTCTTCTGCTGTAACTGTAGCACCAGCTTTAAAACCTAATAAATCTCTGACGCCTCTTTCTCTAAATAGATCAGCACTTGCAATCCCAGCAGATAATGATCTTTGAATTTGTTCTGAAGCAGTTTTAAAATCTAAACCTGTAACTGCCGCAACGTTACCTGTAATTTCCATAATATCAGATAATTCATCAGCGTCTTTTGATATAACAGATAATACACCAGCACCTTGTTGTATTTCTTCTAAACTGAAAGGAACTTTAGAAGCAAATTTTGCCATATTATCAAATGCTTTTGCACCTTCTTCAGCACTTCCAAATAAGAATTTTAATCTTACCTGTAATCCTTCTATTTCTTTTCCTGTATTAACTAAACTACGAACAGCTAATCCTCCACCAATACCTACAAGAGCATTACGAACATTAAATATTGATGATTTTACTTTATCTAAACTACCACGAACTTTATTTAAGGCTTGTTGAGATTTATCTCTAGCTATTATGTCTATATTAACTTTTTTTGTAGCCATTATTTATTCATTCGTTGTTGTTGTTCAGCTTTTTCATGTTGTATCTGAAAATAAGCTAACCACATATTAAACTCTTGAACAGGCATTTGCAATACATCTCTAACGGACATATGCAAGCGTTCTCCTAATGCTAAGACGTTAAATAGTTCTGGATCGGAATTTATTTTTTTTTAAGGTCAGAAATATTGTCTTGTGCTAATATTTCAGTTGCTACTCTAGAAATAACATCAGTATCAGCTTTTATTTTAAACTTAGGCTTGTGAGAGAGATCAAACATTTTCTCACCGCTTTTTGTTTCAGCTTTTTGAATTATAACATCTACTAATACGTTTAAATCTGAATCGTTAGCACCCTTAAATATTCGTGCTTTTTCATTCATTGTAAAAGGGCGAACATAAATTGCTCTTTCGCCCTCTAAACCCCATTCTGGTACTTCTATTATTTTTACTTCTAAACTTTCAAAGTGACTTGAGACACCTTGAAAAAAATCAATTTTTTCTGGCATTTAATCCTTATACTGTAGTGTGCGTTACTCCACCACTAAATTGAATATTTAGCGTTCTTGCAATTATTCCGTCCATTGAAACTGCTACATCAGCACCAGTAACAATTCCAGTACCAGTATAATAAGCATCGCCACTATCTGCACCTTCTGGATATAATTCTATAGTTGCACTTGTTCCTACATCTAATGCTTCTTGGCCATTGGTATCTGTTTCGTCCCAATGACATTCAATAGTTGCAGTAGCATCGCCTCTTAATGCTAAATAAGATTTTTTTGAATCAGTTAAGCTAGTATCCTCAACTGTGTCTTGTGTTTCATTTAAAGTAAACCCTGTCACCTCTGCAACAGTATTTGCTCCAACTTTTACAACACCGCTTGTACCTACATGAGTTGCCATAATTTACTCCTCGTTGTTTTCTTCTGGTTTTATCTCAACCTCAACTTTTTTTGAAGTTGATCTAGAAACTTTTTTATCTTTTTTAAAACCATTTGCAAGATATTTTTCTAATTGATCATCATAGATTTCAATTTGATCTTTGCCATTAGGGAAATAAATTTTAATTCTTTTAGCCATTATGCAGTTCCTCTAATAAATTCATAAAAAACTCTTACCACAATTCTTATTCCACCGTAAGGAAAAAGTACACCTTCATCAGTATTAGCTTCAATTATCTGCGTATTCAAAGCATTTCCATTTCTTGTTATGTCATTATCAAGGGTTTCTTCAACTACTTCTATGAGTTGATTACGTAAGGTATCTATATTGGTATCTGTGCCTTTGACAAAGCCGACGATTAAAAAATCTATTGTGCCAGATCGTTTTCCTGTTCCTACTTCGCCTAAAGATAACATCTCCCTAGTTTCATCTCCAGTTTGTATATAACAACTTGGGAACTGTGGATCTGCTAATTCTTCTGGTTCAAATGGCTCTCTAGTGATCTTTTTAAACGTGATAGGCGAACTAACAGCAGTTAGCTTAGTTATTATATCTCCAGCAATATCTTCTCGTTTACTCATAGTTTTATAGCCCTAAAAAATATCTTTCTTATCTTATCTTCGTCTCTACGTCCAATAGCAAAGAAAGGTCTTTGTGGCATTTTACCATGTCCAACATCATGGAAGAAAGCCTTTTTATTTTCTTCTTGTCTACGAAAAAATAATGTTCCTTTTGATTTAGTTATTTTACTTGTTAATGATCTAAACATTCTACCAGTATCAGTTAAATCTACGAATGATATTTGCCTTCCTCTTTTGGCTCTATCTTTTCTAGCTGATTTTGAATATGGTCTAAATCTACCTCCATCTGGCATTTGACCTTTTTGTGTCTTTTCTGTGATTTGTTGAATACCAAAAGCAGATGCTTGGGCTAATCCTTTTTGAATATCTCTAGGAATAGTCTTAGTAACTTTTTTTATATAGTTACTTACATCTATTGTATTTGCTGTGATTTTAACGTCAGCGACCATTTACCTAACTAGGCGTAATGTATGAATAGGCTCTTTTTCTGTGTCTTGAATAATACTGTCAGAATTTTCATCATAAGAAATTCCATCACGCAATACAGCTTGAAATTCTTCTGCATATCTAGATCTGTAATAATCTATTTGTACTTGAAAACTATCTTTGCCTTCTCCAGTATCTGGATCACGCCATTTTGTAAGTTGAGGAAATATATATTCTGCAAATGCTTTATAACATACTGCTCTAATAAATTGTGCTGGCACTAACTTGGAACTGTCTAGTTCTATAGAAGTTATCTTTGTTATATCTTTATATCTTACTGTGTGGCGGTATCTTTCCCACCATTCTTCTCTAATTTGTCTTAAAACATCATCTTCAGCGTG